GCAAAGACCACGCAGAAATTCCCTGGCACGCCGACCGGCGCCACCCTGTGGGAACAGGGCGACACCATGAACGGCTACCAGACGCGCGTGACGAACCAACTTCAGGGCGATGACGTATTTTTCGGCAACTTTGCCGACCTGATTATTGCCATGTGGGGCGGCCTGGACTTGACGGTGGACACCATGTCCCTGTCGAAGTCGGGCGGAACCCGCATCGTGGTTTTCCAGGATGTCGATTTCGCACTGCGTCGCGTCGAATCGTTCGCTGTCGGTCGCCATACCGGCGCGTAACAGTTAAGGCAGTAAGCGGCATAGGCTGCCGCTACTGAGACACGGAACGGGCAGCGAAGCGCTGCCCGTTTTCACATCAAAATGGAGAATTGAAAGTGGCTTTCGAACGTGGTGAAGTGCTGGAAGTGCTGAAGCCGTTTTTTGTGGACGGCGAAATGGTTATGCCGGGTGATCGGGTGGAATTGCTGCGCGCCGACGCCATGCACCTGAAATCACGCGGCATGGTGGTGGCAGAAGGCACCCAGCGGGCCGCCAAGGCGCCCGCCAAGGGCAAGGCAGCCTGATGCCAGCGCATCCCGCCTGGGACGTTCTGGACGACTTTCTGGACCCAGACGACTTCGCCAGCCAGGCAACGATTACGCTGGGCGACGGCAGCGTGGTAATTGCCATGGGCGTGCTGGATGAACCGGGGCAGACCATTGGCGTGGGCACCGCCGAAATGGACACCACGCGGCCGATTTTCACGTGCAAGTTTGTGGACGTGGCAGCCGTTCGGCGCGGCAATGCGGTGGTGATCGAGGGGAAGGCTTACGAAGTCCACAAAAGCCCGCACGCCCTGGGTGACGGCATGGCCCTGCTGTACCTGGAACCGTCGTTATGAACGGCACGCAGTGGATAGGAATAAGTGAAATTGGCTTTGATCGTATCGAAGCCTTCTTATCGGCAACGCCTAAGCAGGTGGACCAGGCCATTGCATCAACGTGCATAAAAATGGCACGGTGGCTAACCACAAAGTCTGTCCGCGAACTGGCTAGGCACCTGAATTTGCCGCAGAAGGAGGTGCGCCGACGCCTGCGCACGTTCCGCATGCACGCGGTGGACAAGCGCCGCTATATACGCGTGTGGTACGGGCTGGACCCTATCGGTGCGATCCACCTTGGTGCAAAGGATCAAAGGGCGCCTGGCGGTGGGGTGGCAGCCTACGGCGGGCGTTTTTTTAAGGGCGCCTTTATCGCTAAGGGCCGGGCAGGCAACGGCAACGCGTCGGAGTCAAACCGGCAAGTGTTCGAACGCGTGGGCCGCGCCCGGCTGAAAATCAAAAAAGTTACGGTGGCGCTATCCGACCCGGCGCAAACCTACATTGAAGACCACCTGCTAGGCGGCCACGCCTTCACAGACCAGTTTTACAAAACATTCGAACACGAACTGACATGGCGACAGCAACGCTCCCAATAGTCCAGATTTCTGGCGTTAAAGCCGCCATCGTGGCTGCGATCCAGGCGACATTCCCCGATTTTAAAGCGGTGGTATTTGACCGCGAGGAAACCGACCGCGAGGCGCTGGAAGCCGACGAACTGCCGGGCATCCTGCTGGACATTACCGAATTCGAAGAAGAACCCGATTGCGACCGCTCAAACGGGCTTGTCCCGATGCGCGGCCGTTTCGAAGCGCGCGTGGTGGTCGGATTCAAGACGACGCAGGCGAAGACCGCCGCGCAGGCCGCAGCAATGACGCTGGCCGCGTGGTTGCGCCTGAAACGGTTCAATTCGGATTCGTGCTGGACCGAGGCGGCGCACGTGATTGGCGCATATCGCGACGAGTTCCACCCGATGGCCGACCGCTATGTGGTTTGGCGTGTCGAGTGGGCGCAGGTGATCCAGTTCGGCACGGACATTTACGCAGAAGGCGACCTGCCGACGCCGAACCCGTCTTACAGCTTTGCGCCGGATATTGGCACGGGCCACGAAGCTGATTACATCCCGCTGGTGCCGCAATGAGCGCCCAGGACATTGGCGAACTGCAACGGCAGATTTCGCAGCTAATCCGCATTGGCACCGTGGTATCCGTGACCGGCGACATGGCCACGGTGGAAATTGGCGGGGTGGAGTCGGACCCGATGCAGTGGGCGGTGCAGCGCGCCGGGCCAGATGCCGAATGGTGGGCGCCGGAACCCGGCGAACAGGTGGTGATCCTGACGCCTTACGGCGACGTGGCGCAGGCCATCATCCTGTTTTCGCTGTATCAGGATTTGTACGCGGCGCCCGCGAACGATCCGAACGTGCATCGGGTTTCGTACAAAGACGGAACCGTGATCCAGCATGACCGCAGCGCGAAGGCGTACAGCGTCAACGTGCCCGCTGGCGGCAGCATTTCGCTTACCGTGGGCAGCACGTCGCTGGTGCTGGTGGACGGAAAGGCGACGCTTACCGCGCAGCAGTTCGAACACGTAGGCGAACAGGCGACATTCGACGGCGCGGCCACCATCAAAAAGCTGCTGTCGTGGCTGTCCGGGGTATCCGGTGCGGCTGGATCGAGCGGTGGCGCCAACGCTATCGACGGTGGCGTAAATGTCGTCAATGGCGACGTGGTTGTGGACGGAATCGGCACCAAGTCGCACCACCACAACGAACACGACGGCCCGCCGACAAGCGACGCGCAAGCCTAAACCCCGCCGTGGAACGGGACACTGGCCACGGCCAGAATCCCGTTCATGAACGGAACCGACGCGACCACTGGAAAGCCGCTTTCAGGCGTTGAACACCTGCGGCAATCCATAACCGACATTCTCACGACGCCAATAGGCAGCCGTGTGATGCGTCGCGACTACGGCAGTAAGCTGTTCAGCCTGGTTGATGCCCCAATGAATCTTTACACCGTGTCGCGCATCTATGCCGCCACGGCGGCTGCGATTCGCAAGTGGGAACCGCGCTTTAAGGTTACTCGCGTAAGCCTTTCCAGCGCCGAACCGGGCGCAATCGCGCTGGACATTTCCGGCAATTACCTGCCTGACGGGCAGCCCGTAAAAATCGACGGCATAAAGGTTTCGTAATGTCCAACGCCTACACAGCGGTGGACCTGTCCACACTCGCCCCGCCGCAGGTTATCGAAGCACTGGATTTCGATACGATTTTCGCGGACATGCTGGCCGATCTGATTGCGCGCAGCGCTAACGACCCATACCCGTTTACCGCGCTTGTCGAGTCGGACCCGGCTTACAAGGCATTGCAGGTTTGCGCCTATCGCGAAGTGCTGCTACGCCAGCGCATCAACGAAGCCGCCCAGGCGCTAATGCTCGCGTATGCGCAGAAAAGCGACCTGGACCAAATCGGCGCCGGGCTGGACGTGCCGCGCCTTGTCATTACGCCAGCCGACGATACCACGGTGCCGCCCACGGCTGCCGTAATGGAAAGCGACGCCGCATATAAAGCCCGCATCCAGCAGTCTTTCGAAGGCTTCAGCAGCGCCGGGCCGGTGGGCGCCTATCAGTTTTACGCGCTGTCGGCAGATGGCCAGGTGCGCGACGTAAGCGTTACGTCGCCCACGCCTGGGACCGTGCTGGTAACGATCCTGTCCGCGAATGGCGACGGCGGCGCAGACAGCGACCCGGACGGCACGCTACTGGCGACCGTCACTGCCGCACTGACGGCGGAAAACGTGCGCCCGCTGTGCGACACGGTACAGGTGCAGTTCGCGCAAATCTTGCCCTACACGGTGAACGCCACGCTTGAGATTTACGCGAGCGTGGACCGGGCGGCCGTGCTTGCCATGGCAAACGCAACGATTGCGGAATACACGCTGGCCTGCTGGAAATGCGGCGCCGCGCCGACGTTGGCGGGCGTGTATGCGGCGCTGTTTGTTACGGGCGTTCAGAACGTGATTCTTCACGCGCCGGGCATCCAGGCCGACATGGTGGCCACGAAGACGCAGGCGGCGTTTTGTACGGGAATCACCATTAACGGGGTGGTGGCGTGACGGACGCGGCGCAGGAAGACAGCCTGCTGCCCGTCAACGCGACACAGGCAGAGCGGAACCTGGCGCTGGCCGCTTCGCGCGTAAGCGCCGTTCCGGTGCCCCTGCGTTCGCTTTACAACCCGGCAACGTGCCCGGCCGTTGCGCTGCCATGGCTCGCGTGGGCGTGGTCGGTTAGCGAGTGGGATAGCAACTGGCCCGAAGCCACGAAACGCGCCGTGATCGCGGCCAGTGTGGCAGTCCACAAAATCAAGGGCACGCCAGCATCCATAAAGGCAGCGCTAGCCGCTGCTGGCTATCCGGGCGCGGAAGTAATCGAGGGTGCAGGTAGCTGGTATCTGGATGGCTCGCGAATGCTCAATGGCGCCGACTTCCTGGGCGACGGCGACGGAACGAAGTGGGCCTGGTATCGCGTGCGGCTTGCCCAGCCGATTGCAAACAGTCAGGTGGCGCAGGTGAAACGGATTCTGGCTAACACCGCGCCAGCGCGCTGCTACCTGGAAGCGCTGGATTTCACCGCCGCCGCATTCATTCTGGACGGCAGCGTAAAGCTGGACGGGACATATAACCTTGGAACAGTGATTTAATGGCCAATCTTACAGAAAACGACGCATACGATTCTGGCGTATATCAGTGGGAAACCACCGATTCGGCGCTGGGTGGCCCGCTGGGGATAATGAACAAGCCCCTGCTGTCGCTGGTGAACCGTTCGCGTTACCTGCTGAACCGGCTTCTGGACGGCGCGCTGGGCTTCATGGCCGACACGGGCGCGAAAAACGCCATTGCCGCAACGCTGGCCCAGCCCATGCCGGGCCTGGTTGACGGGGTGAAAGTCGCTTTCAGAACGAAGGTAACGAACGACGCGGCAGTAACGCTTGCGCTGACGAACGCGGCAGGTGGCCCGGCGCTGGCCACGCTTCCCGTGTACGGCGGGGACCAGGCGGCGCTTATCGGCGGCGAACTGCCAGCCGGTTCCGTCGTGAATGTGCGACTCAATACGGCGCTGAATGTGGCCAACGGCGGCGCATGGGTTATCGAGTCGATTTCTGGCGGCTATGCCAACATTCCGACCGCGCCCACGGGAGACATGACGAAGAAAGCCGCGAACATGGCGGCCATCTTTGCCGCGACGGACGGCTATCAGGTGGTGGACGTTTCGGGCAGCACGGACACGACGCTAACCCAGGCGCAGTATGGCGTGGCCATGCTGAAGCTAACCGGCGTGCTGGGCGCTTCGAAAAACCTGATTCTTCCGGCGCAGTCTGGCCAGTGGGTTATCGACAACGAAGCCACGGGCAATTTCAACGTGACGGCGAAGGCTGCGGGCAGCAGCGGCAGCACGGTTATCCTGCCTGCCGGTTCGCCTGTGATCGTGTGCAGCGACGGCACCAACGTTAAGTTTGCGAGCGCTGGCGGCCAGTCCTACATGAAGGCTTACCCGTTCTCCGGGCTGGCCACGAACACGCTGACGATTACGGGCGGCTATACGCCCGGCGCAATCATTGTCGAGCGGAACGGCGCGCTTCAGGAACCCGGCACGGCCGCGAATCCTGACTACACGGCAACGGACGGCGCAACGATTGTATTTAACACGGCGCTGACTTCTGATGAATACGTGACCGTGTACACGTTCGCCACGTTCAGCGTGGCCAACGCGGTGCAGAAATCCGGCGACACCATGGGCGGGCCGCTCGCGTTGTATGCGGGATCAACGGTAAGCACGCCTGCTGCGCTGGACAATAGCGCGGCCGTGGCCAATACCGCAGCAATGAATCGCGTGGGCGGCGTAGTTGGTTCGGTTCGGAATGGCCGCATGGTGGTTGGCGCTGTCAGTTCAACGGCAACCTATACCGCAGACGAAGTGGTGCTGGAAACCGCGCTGGGTGGTGCGCCGTTCCGCGCGTCGGCAGTCAACCAGGCAATCAACCTGGCAACGACGGGCGCAGGCGGCATTTCCGGTTCGCTGACGGCTTCTGGATTCGCGGCCACGTATCTGATTTACGGGCCTGTCACTGGCCTGTCGAACATTACGATTGACGCCACCAGCACGGTTGCGCCTGAAGTGTGCCCGGCCGGGAACATTCCGAGCGGCTACACGGCCA